CGGCTTCTGGTAAGTCGTTGGCGAGCCTGCGTAACCAGTGGATCCACGTATATATGGAACTGCCATCAACCGTTAATAACCACCAGGTTTACATCGGTAAGTCATCTACTAACACCGACTACGCAACCAGTTTGGGTATCAGAAATGTCGCGCTGTATCCACGAGTCCTGACGGCGACAGAAATTGACGAGCATTACCAGTCATTTGTCGGTCGTTACCTGCTGGACACTGGTGCTATAGATACGCTTTCTATCGATGAAGTTGAGGTGCCGCTGTTGACTTCTGTCGATTGGGCGAGTTCAACGGTAGCGGCCTGATACCAGATTTGCATTATGCAGGTCAAAATGGTAATATGCGGTTATGGCTGTTCCGATTCTAGAGAAAAAAGAAGAAGTTGTTGATAAGGCGAAGCCTCGCGTGCAGGTTGTCGAGGAAACGAACATCGGGCTGTATGTATGGATGCTCCCAACTGGTGAGCCCCTAGCCGATGAAGACGCCAATATTCTTGCTATTCCAGCAAAGCGCGGAGACAAGCGCCGCATGAAGTTGCTGGCAGATGCCGCAAAGCATTATGGCTACCCAGATGGTGAGCCGTATTTTTATGCAGGGTCGCGCCGAGTTAGCGATGAGGAGTTCTGGGAGCAGATCCACAGAATCCAAAATGGTGAGGTTCCAGACCCATATGACATTCCCGCAATCATGGGAGAAATAGAGGCGAAGCGTAGTGGCCTTGGATACTGAGGAACTAGAGGGCGGAATCGAAATAATGGTGTCACCTGGCACTCAGCAAACCACTGAGGCCAATGACCCATTTCTGATGACAGCAGACGAGTTCCTGAAACTTGATGGGCTGTCTAGCGCATTCAAGCGCCGGAAGATGAATAAGGCAGACCAGGTTCGTACAAAGTCCGCTGAGGTTGGAAGTTTCTTTTCGTATGACAACTTCAACGTCGTAAGCCCAGAATACAACCTTGTATATCTGGCCAAAATCTACGAAATGTCGAGTCCTCACTACGCAGCCGTTCAGGCGAAGGTTTCTAACATCGTTGACCTAGGATTTGAACTAGAGCCAACCTACAAACTTAAGAAGAAAATTGAGGACGCATCGTCAGATGCAGTCCGTCGCCGTGCCGAGCGCACCGCCGAGGACGAGCGACAGGATCTACTAATCTGGCTGGACAGTCTTAACTGGCACCACCCATTCCAAGAAACCCTGCACAACGCATGGATCGACTTTGAGTCGACTGGAAACTGCTACCTAGAAATTGGTAGGACAAAGACCGGCAAGATCAACTACCTTGGTCACATTCCATCAACAACGATGCGTATCCGCGTCAACCGTGACGGCTTTGTCCAGTTGATCGGAAACAAGGTCGTATTCTTCCGCAACTTCGGGGACCAGGAAACTCCAAATCCCCTGACTGATGATCCGCGACCAAACGAAGTAATCCATATTGCCAATTATACTCCGGTTAACAGTTACTACGGAATCCCAGACATCATCCCTGCGAAGGAAGCCCTGGCAGGAGACGAGTTCGCATCACGATTCAACCTAGACTACTTTGAGCACAAGGCAGTTCCTAGGTACATCATTACGCTTAAGGGACCAAAACTAGCGTTGGCTAGTCAGCGGGCTCTTGTCGAGATGTTCGAAACTGGCGTCAAGGGCAAGAACCACCGCTCTGTATTCATTCCGCTGCCACCCGACACATCTGATTCGAAGTCTGAATTCAAGATGCAGCCTGTCGAGGCCGGGGCGCAGGACTCTAGTTTCAATGCCTACCGTAAGATGAATATCGATGAGATCTTTATGGCCCACCGCACACCAAAGACAAAGTCTGGATATATGGATGGCGTCGGTCTTGCTGCTGCCCGTGACGCGGACAAGGGATTCAAGGAAACAGTGACTCGACCAAAGCAGTCGATGCTTGAGAAGCGCGTTGACCTTATTTTGAAGACTGTCACCGATAACTGGCGCTTGCACTTGAACGAGATGACTCTTTCTGACGAAGAAACTCAGTCTAAGAATGACGAGCGTTACCTACGCATGAAGACAATTGTTCCTAACGAGGTGCGTAAGCGCATGGGTCTTCCACCACTTCCAGGTGGAGACGAGCCAGTTAAACTCGGAGCAGAGGCCAACGCAGAACTAACCGCCCAGGCGGGCGGTACGAGAACCCGTGATGGACAGCGTAGCGGCGGTGCAGATAGTTCTGGAAATGGTAGAAATGCCCAGGGTGACGGTAGGGCTACGCAATAAATTTGCATTTTAATGTAAATTGAATTAGCATACAAACACTATGAAGTTCACAAAGGCGCATTTCGATATCGACGGGCAGAACCTAAAGTTCTCCGTTCCTATTGCAAAGGTTGACCAGGAAAACCGCACGGTTTCCGGTTTTGCCACGCTAGATAACGTTGACCGCCAGGGTGACATTGTTTCTACTGAGGCAAGTCTAGAAGCATTTCAGGAATTCCGCGGAAATCTTCGTGAAATGCACCAGTCAAAGGCTGTCGGCAAAGTGCTTTCATTCTCAGTTGAAGAGTTTTACGACCCATCGACCGAGAAGATGTATACAGGCGTTTGGGTAACAGCATACATCAGCAAGGGCGCACAGGATACGTGGGAAAAGGTTCTAGACGGAACACTTTCCGGATTCAGCATCGGCGGCGAGATTATCGAGGCCAGCAACGTATTCGACAAGTCAATGGACGTGATGGTTCGTCACATCACGAAGTACGCCCTCGTAGAACTTTCAGTGGTTGATAGCCCAGCAAACCAGTTGGCCAATATTCTTTCGGTCGTTAAGTCTGACACGGGAGAGTTTGTCGTCAAGGGCACCGCAGTGGACATCAAGACAGAAAACATTTTCTGGTGCCCCGAGCACCAGGTTGCAGTAATAAAAGAAGCCGACGCCGCGTCCTGCATCGAATGCACGCGCGACATGGAAAACATCGGGTGGGTAGAAACAAACGATGTTGATAAGGCTCATGCAATTAGAACCCTGATCAAGAATTACACGGGTTCGACTACAGGAGAAAACCTTGGCGAAGGAGGTAAAAATATGCCAGAAGAAACAGTAGAGACTGTGGTTTCCGACGACGCTGTTGTTGAGAAGTCTGAGTCTGTAGAAGAAACGGTAGTTGCCGAAGAGGCAACAGAGGCGGTCGAAAAGGCTGTTGAGGTTGAGGAAGTTGCAACCGAAGATGTTGATTTTGTCAAGATGTTCTCAGAACTTCGTGACCAGGTTACAAAGTCTGTCGATGAGCGCGCTACCGAGCAAGCAACGGCGATTGCTGAACTCGCAAAGGCTGTAGCATCGAACTCCGAAACATTTAGCACAACGCTTGACGAACTGAGCCAGAAGCACGCTGAACTAGCGTCAGTAGTTTCGGGACTTTCGGAAGCGCTTGGCAATGTAGCAAAGGCCGTCGAAGTTATCGACGAAGCCGACGCAATTAAGAAGTCTGGTGACCTTGGCCGGTCAACAGAGGTAACAACAAAAAGTATCTGGGGCGACGTTTTCCGCGTACGCTAACCAAAACATTTGAAAAGGTAGGTGAAATAAATAGTGAGCAACAACGAAATTCTAGAGAAGGTAACTACCACAACTACTCTTGCTGCTGGTTCAGGTGGTCTGCTAAACGCAGAGCAGTCTGACCGCTTCATTGACTACATGTGGGACGCTACTGTTCTTGCAAAGGAAGGTTTCGTCAAGCGTATGAAGGCAGACACCGCTGACATCGACAAGGTGGCAGTTGGAAGCCGTATCGCGCGTCTGGCAACAGAAGCGACTGACGACGGTGTAAACGTCGTTCCTACGTTTACCAAGATCTCAATCACGACCAAGAAGTTGCGTCTTGACTGGGAAGTTTCAACCGAATCGGTTGAAGACGGTATCGAAGGATCGCTTGAGGACCACATCGCTCGCCTAATGGCAACTCAGTTCGGAAACGACGTTGAGGATCTAGCCATTAACGGTGACACAGGTGGATCCGGTCTTCTATCTGCATTTGATGGTTTCCGCAAGTTGGCCCTAACATCGGGTCAGGTTGTCGACGCCCTTGGTGCAGGTCTTGACAAGGCTATCTACAACAAGGCAATCAAGGCTATGCCTCGTAAGTACCTACAGCGTCGTAATCAACTACGATTCTACACAGGTTCAAACTTGCAGCAGGACTGGCTATACGCGCTGACAAGCATCAGCACATCACCTGAATCGATTGCGGCGGCTGTCCTACAGGGTAACCCAACCG